GGCGCAGGGCTTGGCGCAGGAGTGGGTGGCGCAGGATTGAAGAAAGCAGCCAAGAAGAAAGTAATACCGAAGCTACCGAAACATTGGCGTAATAAACCTTTTATTTAGATGATTAGATGAGCCAGAAACTTTACACGCAGGTAATAGATGACCTGAAGAGTCGTGTGCGTTGGGAGACGCGACAGGCGACTTGGTATCAGATGCGTAATGATGGGTTGCCCAGGAAAGGCAAGCCTTGGCCGCGTGCGGCTGATATGCATTTCCCTTTAATAGATACCACCATTAACAAGTTGAAGCCGAGCTTCTTTCAACAGGCCATGGGGTTGGATGTGTTGGCTACCTTTGTTCCCATGCGAACCCAGCTTGCGGGATTCACCACGGCAGCGGAGCATTGGTTTAGTTATAAGCTACAGGAGAAAAGTAATTTCGCCACGGAAGTGATGAGTTGGATTGACCATATGCTGGTTAGTGGTCATGGGGTAATAAAGACGTTCTGGAATCCCGACACAAAGCAGGTCGAGTTCCAGAGCGTCGACCCCACCCACATCATTGTTCCTCCGTGGACAAAGGATATAGCGGGGGCAGACCGCATTTGTCAGGTAATACCCATGAGCCTTGAGTCATACAAGCGGGCGGGGTTGTATGACACCAGCAGCGCGACCTTGGATCGGATAATTGGTGGGCGTGCGGGAGAAGATTCGGGGGTGAGTTCGGAGTTAAAGAATAACCGCGAGTTGCGTGAGGGTCTGACTTATTCGCCCGACAAGGAACAGGTGATTGTTTGGGAAACCTACACGCACGATGAGGATGGTAAATGGGTGATGAAAACCTTTTCACCACAAGCCCCCGACAGACCGTTGAGGGATACCATGGAAGTGCCTTATGACCATGGGATGCCGCCTTTCTCCTCGGCCAAGTATGAGATTACAGATGGGGGTTGGTACTCACCGCGTGGTGTGTGCGAGATATTGGCGAGCTTTGAGGCTGCATTGACCAAGACCTGGAATGAGCGGATGGATGCGTCCACGCTGTTTAACAAGCCGCTTTTCAAGGCGGAACGGGACTTGCCAAATTCCATCAACTTGAGGATGAGTCCGGGTCAGATATTGCCCTTTGGGATTGCGCCGGTACAGATGCCAGCCACCCCCGCAGACTTTGACAAGGAGATGGCGCAGACACAATCGGTGGCTGAACAGCGCGTGACAGTGCCGGATTATGGCATCATGGCTGACCGTGACAGGCGCACGGCAACCGAGATTGAAAGTGTGAATGCACAGGCGCAACAAAACATGGACTTGCGCCTTCGCCTTTTCCGTCAGGCATTAAGCACGTTGTTCCGGCAGTCATGGGAATTGTTGCTGCAATACGATAAGCGAAGTTTGCAGTATCGTTTTCTGGAAGATTCATTGGCGATTGATCCGGTGGCACTTCATGCCGAGTACCAGATTGAGCCGCGAGGTGGTCTGGACATGGTGAGTCGCCAGATGTTGCTTAACCGCGCCATCCAGCGCAAGACCCTGTTTATGAACAGCCCATGGATCAATCAGGTTGAACTGGACAAGTCCATCCTTGAGCTGGAAGACCCCGCGCTGGTTCCGAGGTTGGTGCAAGACCCGAACCAGAAGGAGACAGACGAGGCCACAGACGAGCAGAAGATTATTCCTGCGCTGTTGATTGGGCAGATGATTCCGATAACGGCTGGCTTGAACTATCAATCAAGGATTGGTGTGCTGATGGCTTTCCTTCAGCAATCGCAGCAGATGGGTATGCAGATCAGCCCACAGGGTGGTCAGGCGATTGTGATGAGGCTGGACGGGTTGCTCAATGGTTATGAGCAGGAGGACACGAATAACGCAAGGGCCATGCGTAAGGATGTTTGGGAGTATTTACAAGCCATTGGCCTTATGCCTAGTGAAGAACAGGTGATAGCAGGAGAGGCTGGTGCGCTTGAAACACAGGAAGCCATGCCGGTGGGAGCGTCAGCCCCGGAGGAACTAGCCTTGCAGGAGGCGGCAACAGCCCCGCAGTAATATGAGATTTTTGAAATTTATTAGGATTGCTTGGCGTCTATCTAGCAACCTCCCTTGGGTGGATGAGCCGGAATGGCGGGTGGAAGATGCTAACTCGCTGCGCCAGTTTCTTTCCAGCCCAGCGGGGAAAAGGTTGAGGGCGATCCTGTTGAACATGGTTTTGCGACAGAACGCGCATTGCGTTTCACAATGTGAAACAAAGACCTTGCAGGTTGAGGCGGGATATGCAAATGGTATGAGAACAACGGTTCACACGCTGGAAAGTCTGGCGAGGAAGTTGGAACCGATTGAAGAATTTACAACAGACGAAATTGGGGTTGACCGTTTGTTGAGTTAAGACCCCACAGCACGGGCCGGTTCCTTGAGTGGAGCGGAATCGGAACGAGGATTAGCACCACTCACACGGGAAGCATTATGCCAGAAGAATCCGGCGATACAACCGCCGAAGCACTGTTGGCCGCTGCACAGGAGTACGATACTGCTGTTGAAGCGGGGGAAACACCGTCCATTAGCGTGGTCGAGGAAGAACCTGAAAAGGTGGAGAAGGAGGAAACTCCCGCACCTGAAGAGCCGACAGAAGTGGAGGAGGGTAAGCCGCCGGAAACGGAGGGGGATAATGTGGATGAACCGGATAGTTCATTGACAGATGGCGAGACTTCTGAAGATCAGGAGAACCCGCCCAAGAGCAAGTACGCAAAGAACCGTGCGCGGTTGGACAAATCCTGGTCTAGTGTAAACGAGGCCAAGGAAGCGAACAAACGCGATGCGGCCAATCTTGCCGAGGCCAAGGCACTTTTCGAGACGGAAGTGGCGAGGACGGCGGCATTGAATGGTTACCGCGATGAACACGGACACACGGCACAGGACTACGCGGAAGCGGCGAAGGGGTTTGAGGAGGAAGGTGACATTTCACTCCGCGACTCTGCGCGAGCGAAGGCTGATGAACTCCATTTGAAGGAGGCTGAAGCCACGCAAAAAGTGCAGGTTGACAAGTATGCTGATGGTTGGAAGGCAGGGCGACAAGCCTTGGAAAGGGAGATGCCGGAATTAACGGACTCCAAGAATCAACTGACAATCGAGGCTAACGAAATCCTGAAGGCGAATCCTGATTTGTTCCATTTGCCGGAAGCCAGAGGGCTGCGACAGGCAGTTGACATGGCACGGTACAAGCTCAAGGCGGATAAAGCTGATTCAAGTCAAGCCGAGGCCAAGGAGCTATCTGATAAACTAACTAAACTGGAAAAGAAAACGTCAGTGACAGGTGGATTCACCAGTGACAGACCAGACGGAGAGGCAGCATTTGATGACATGAGCGATGACGAGCAGGAAAACTTTCTGCGCCGAGCCGCCATGGCACATGATGAAGGTCTTTAGTCTGTTGTTCACATTGTGATACATGGTGGAACTGACGGGGAGAAAATGAATTATGGCGTTAAATACGACCACCTCATTATCTGACCAGTATCAAAATTATTTCAGCAAGAAATTGCTGACCTACGCTGTACAAGCACTGGTACTGGATCAGTTCGCCCAAAAGACCCCGCTTCCTGCGAAGTCGGGCCACAAGGCGATATCCATGTTTCGGTTTGGCGCACCTTCCACTTCAGCTATTGAAACGCTGACCACGGAAGGCACTGCGCCCACCGGAACACGTTCGCTGACCCTATCGAAGATTGACGCTACGTTGATCCAACGGGGTCAGATAATCAAGTTGACGGATGTTTTGAATGCAACGGATTTATTTAATTCGCTGCAACAGAGCATCAAGATCAACGGGCAGGATGCTGCATTGGACTTGGACACGATTACCCGCAATATCATTGTGGGGTCAAACGTGGGCGGGACTGCAATGGAGAATACCTTCGCAACCTATGTGCTGGATAATAGCGATCAACTCGTTGAGTTGTTTGCTACTGGCACGAAGGAAACGTGGGCATCCGGTTCTGGCTCTGCCGAGTACACTACATTTGAGGCTGTCACGGGTGACACAACATTGCTGAATGGTGATGCCATTCTTAATGCAGTGACGCAACTGAAGGTTAACCGCGCACAACCCGCCAAAGGTGGGATGTATGTTGCTGCGTGTAGCCCTCAAGTCATTGCTGATGTGATGGGTAACTCGGATAACGTGTGGCTCAACGCGGCTCAATACAGCAACGTTGAAGACCTCTACAAGGGTGAAGTTGGCTCGCTTTTCGGAGCGAAATTCGTAATGACCACAAACCCGTTCATTTCAGCAGACACGCTGGGAACTGACGGGGATAGGTTCGTTTATGAAAATCCGGGTGGCGGGACAACTGCAACAGCCAGTATCCATGCCTCCATCTTCTTGGGCGACCAAGCCTATGGAGTGCCGGACTTGTCGAGTCAATCGCCATTTAGCCCGAAGGTTATTATTACCGATACAGCAGATAAAACTGATCCATTAAATCAGTTGATTACTGCCGGTTTTAAGACGTTCTGGACGACATTGCGACTGAACCCGAATTACTACGTCATCATGCGTAGCAAGACGGCCTCGACTGCCTAACCAAACAAGTCATGGCTCATAAGAAAGGCATGACCATTATTATTGCCGTGGGTGGG